GCCTTACGACCAAATCTTACAGAAAGTTCTGTTGTGTTAGTTGATTGAATAATTTTTAATTTAGGATTACGACCTACCATCCATGCAGGTAAAAGATAAGATGCAAACTCAGACTTAGTATGTCTAGGTGCCATATTAATTATAACACGCTTTATCTTTCCGTTTGCAATATCATTAAATTTTTTTGCGACACGTTTATGATGGGACCCTTCTACAAAATCAGGCCAAACGTGTTTTACGAAAGCCATAAAATTGTCTCGTATCTGAGACTCCTTTTTTCTTTCCTGCCATTGGTTCATGTACAAAGCAAACTGTCGTCTCACGTCTGCAGGAAGTTTTTCAAACTTTTTTAATTTTTCTTTATCTATTTCCATTAAGTTTAAATTTTTTGCAAAATTTTTTTACGAGTGTTTTAAACATCATAAAGTATTTTACCCCTATAAGTATACAAAACTTGGCAAAATGTCGCACCTGTAGGGACCCCTTTTGCTTGACACTATATCTGGTATTAAAAAAAATTCAAATTCTAGATCTGGTTTGGGACCACTATTGGTCCCAAACAGTAGGTAAGGTTATTTTTGTAAGACTTTTATTAAGTCGTTTATCTTTTGTAAGTCATGTACTGAACAATTTTCCACGTGTTGTTTTATATCTTCTCGCATCGCGTTTTGTTCTTCTCTTGCTTTTGCTTTGTTGCTGTCAATTATTTCAAAATGCATCTCGCTTTGTTCTGCCATTATAATATTGCCCTCACTTCCCAAATTCCTGTAGCGCATCTGTAATTATTTTTATCTATATCGAAATAAACAAAATAAGGTTTGCCCTGTTTATTAGTATCTAGTCTGCACTTCTTATCTATCTTACCGCGTCTAATTATATTCTTTTTATCCTTATTAGAATAGTAACTTATATAAAACATATTTCCTCGCTTTCTTATTTATAGGACAATCCTATCATGGATTGCCCTATAAGTCAACAGTTAATTTATAGTCCCTGCAGGTGGAAGCGCTTTGACTTCCTGGTGCCAGCTTAGACCATCTTTTTTAAGGTTGGTATGTAACCTATCCTTTAAACTATCTGGGCTTCCTGCTTCCATAATCTCTTTATAAGAAGCACGTTTATTCGCTTCTAATGTTGCAAGGATCTTGCCTTCTGGTGTCTTCTTAATTTTTTCTCGCGCAAGCTCCCCCGCCCATTCTCTTATTTGCTCCCAACAATCGTCGGGTGTTATTTGATTTGATCTATAACCAAAAACGTCAAAAGATTTCTCTTTAAACTTATACCCGATATCTTTTTTCGCTTGTTTAGTTTTGCTAAAAAACCGAGCCGCTTTACTCATTTTGTTTTTTAGATTTTCGATAGCGTCTTCTAACTCTTGAATAATTGGTGTTGCTCCAATCTCATCAGCTAAATTTTTCTCAGCTATCTCAACTGCTTCCGCTTCTATTGATCTTAATTTTAAAGAAGCAGCACTGATCAACGGGTCATAGTTTCGATCTAGTTCTTTTACAAAATGATCCCGTTGCCATTTTTGCATTGTTGCTTTTGCCATATTTCCTCACTTTCTTTTTTTTATTTTATAAATAAATTGTGGCCAAATTATGCCACTTCTTTATTTAATACCAATGGTTCCTCCTTATTTGTTAAAAGCGCATCATATCTAGTTAAATGATATTTTGCATTTTTATCATCGTTTAGTTGCTCATACGCTAAAAGATTTCTGGTAGCATCTTCTAAACTAAACGGCTCTTGTTTCATAATTTCATAAGTGGTTGTATGTGCCCACTTAGTAATTTTAATTATGAAATATTGATTTTCTACATTTGACATATTTACTCCTTTATTAACTTTCATAAAAATATTTTACTAAAAAATTGTGGCAAAATTATGTCATGCAATTGTATAAAAGCGCCGCACCCCTGTGGCAATGTTGTCCAGATACAAAACATATTTTTGCCACAATCCTATATTATTCTATATCTGCATCTGTTTACTAGTGTCCGATGTCGTTAAACTCAAACTAGTGAGATAAGATCCAGAGTCACACCGCAACTTGTTGCCGTCTTCTCTGGATGCTGATCTCTGGTCTAATGAAGAAGGGGACGCCTGGGAAGTAGTTAGACCTGAGATCAGTTGAAACCTTTGGTGCTGTCGCAAGATAGGTAACACCCAAAGGTGCTGATCTCTGGACACTCTGGGAGCCCTGCAGGCATTAAACCAAATATTGCTTGAGTGTCCAGGGATCAGTTCAATCGATGCTATGTCCACGGCTGACAGCCTGATTGATTGACCTGGTCAATTTATAATAAGTTCTTGCCTGGGCCTACTTGTTTAGATGGCCCAGGTAAAAAAAGATATGAAAGTACAAACGACAAGCAACAAGCTGCAGAGCAGCAAAACAGAGCAACAAGCGGCAAGCAACAAGCTGCGACAAAATATAAAATATTTTACACCTGGAATTCGTGTTAAGAATAGATTTAACAGAAAGCGATGAATTATGAAAATAAAAGAAGCCTTAAAAATAACAGATAGTTTTACAAGAACTTCTAAGATGCCTGGACTTAGTTATAGTCTACCTGCATGGGAGTGCAAAACGGGATGGAAGCTGGCTCAGGTTCCTGGTACTCCATGTTTTAGTTGTTATGCTAAAAAAGGAAATTATACAAGGTATCCCGCAATCAAGGCGGCGCAATACAGAAGACTGGAAGCTATCAAGTCACCGCTATGGGTTGAAGCAATGGCGGCAAAAATAAAAAACCAAAAATGGTTTAGATGGCATGACGCGGGGGATGTCCAGAGCGTCGAGCACATGCAAAAGATTATAGAAGTTTGTAAGTTAACACCGAATACAAAACACTGGTTACCAACTCAGGAGAGGCAATTTTTGCCAGCGCCTGAGGATGTACCAGAAAATTTAGTTATAAGATTATCAAGATCTAAAATCGACGGGCCAGCCTCCAGTGCCTGGTCTCATGAGTCGGGCGTTACAACTGACAGCACTAAGAGAACTTGTCCCGCACCTGATCAGGCGAACAGCTGCGGAGATTGCAGGGCGTGTTGGGATAAGGAGACAAAAGTTGTAGTATATGGTAAACACTAAAAATGTTTTATCATCCAAATTATTACAAAGAACTAGCTAAAGAAAAAAAGAAGCTTGAGGAAAGGCTCAAGCGTCAAGCAACAAGCGACAAGCAGGAAGGGTCAAGCAATGACAATGAGGAACAAGCAGCTGGAAAGACTGATACTAAAGATCCACAGTGAGTGGGCCTTCGAAAATGGTTATGAGTCTAAGGCGCCAAGCAACAAGCTGTCAAAAGTAAAAAGATATAAGTGCACAAGCTTTAGGGAGGGCTACAAGCCTTCAAGGAGCAAGCAACAAGCATCGTAATCTTTTGCGTGGGGCTCAAGCGTCAAGCCCCAAGCAACAAGCTTTTGTATCTGGGCTCCTCTATAAAGTTTTGGAAGCTTGGAAGAGGCATCATAAACCATGATAAAAGTATTCTTTGGATGTTTAATATGGAATGCTATTTGATGTGGAGAAAATTTAATCTTGTTTGTTTTTGTATATTTTAATTCTACGGTAAAAAAGGTGCCGTGATTATTATAGCCCAATAGATCGGGAGTGCCAGGAATACTAATGTTTTCAATTCTAATCCAAGCAATAGATGCAATTTTTCTTTTAACTTCATGCCAAAATTTTGTCTCTGGTTTCAATTTATTTTTCAAACATACAGGCTAGCCAATTTTCTTCAGAACTTTGCCCATATTCCAGGTTTCAGCTTGAACTGTAAAGACGAGTCGATGTGATTCTCGGACTCCAATTAGTTTATTTTCCATGAGTTGTAAAGAGGTAATGTCATAATATTTACCATCAGGTAAACATACTTGAACACGAGCAGATTTAGCTGCTTCGCCCTTCATCATCTTCTCTAATATTTGTTTTAGTAACAATCCATTCATAACTTTTAACTGGCGTTCAGTATCCGTAAAAACTTCGTAAGCCAACGCCAGCGAAGAAAAAACAACTGCCGAATATCAAACGACAATTCTTGAATTATATAGCATGTTGTGTTAAAAAAGGCAACACATGGGAGTACCAAAAAAATTAACAGATCAGCAAATGAAGTTTGCAAACCTACTTGTAACAGAGGAAGGTAGAAAGACGGCCACTCAATGCGCTGTCGAAGCAGGTTATTCTAAAGAATGGGCTAGACAGTCTGCAAGTGTCTTACAGAATCCAAAAAAATATCCGTTGGTGGTTAAATACATAGGAGAGCTAAGAGAAGAATTACAAAAGAAATATGATGTAACTTTTGGCAGTCACATATCAGAATTAGCTAAGTTAAGAGATGAGGCTAGAGAAAAGAAAGCTTGGTCTGCCGCTGTCAATGCAGAGGTTGCAAGAGGAAAGGCAGCTGGCTTGTATATTGAACAGAAGATAATACGCACAGGTAAACTAGAAGACTTAACAACAGAAGAATTAGAAGTAAGAATGAAACAGATAATGGAAGATTATTCTCCAATCTTAGAAGGCCTTGAAGTAGAAGAGTTGAAAGAGAAAGTACTGCAAAAGCCAGAAAAATTTTCAAAAAAAGAATCGGATCCATCAGATCAAAACTCTCTCCATCTTAAGAATGCAACCCCTGGGAAAGACGTTCCTGTCGGAGAATAATTCATCGTTAACTTCATAACTAGCGAACGTTCTTACATTCTTAGAATCTTTATTAAAAACATAAGCATGAGTAACCATGACTGAAGGCATCATACCTGCAAAATCAAAAGCAGTAGCGTGCCCCGCATCGCCTGTGATATCGACCCACGTAATTTTATAGAAGTAATATTTTTTCTTTTTTATTACAACGTGTTTATATTTGCTTTTCTTTGGTGTCATAGTTTTTCTATAATACTTTTTTACAGGATTTCTATTAACATAGAAACCGTGAAAAAATGACTCTCGCGTAGGGAAATTGTAACCTTATGTAACCTCTATGTAACCCAATTGTAACCTCAAGAAAGTCAATAAAATCAATCATAATAGTCAATTGTAACCTTGTAACCTCTCTTCGTAACTTTTTTGAAAAATATTTTTATAAAATTCCTGTAAAAAAGTATTATACATTTTTAAATAGGTCAACTCTTCTTAACCATTTCCACGAAAACTGTTGAAAATCCTTGTCTTTTGCTTCAAATTTTTGAAAGTAATTATCCTTGGTGCACATTAGAATCACTCCAGACTGTATGTTTGTACCGTATACATAGTTGTGAGCCATGGCGTATGCTGCCAGTTGCAAGAAATAATCTTCAATCCACTCTTTTCTTTTTGGCTTGTTACTCTGTTTAAAGTCCACTATACTTTCGCGCCCATCATAAATACCAACTAAATCTGTTGCACCTGCATATAACCCTGGATAGTAAACTGTGATCTCAGACCCCCATATTTCTTCCAAATGACCCCTGATTCCTGACTCTATAATCGTTTGGGCCATGACCCCTGCCTCTTTGCCCAAATCGCTAAAATCAGCATGGTTTTGGCCCAGCAAATGGCCTTCTATAATACGGTGCATGATTGTGCCTCTTTCTGCTGCTTGATCCCTGATGCTTGTTGCCTTATTTTCGCCAACATTCTGCCTCCATTTTGCCAAACTTGCCTTTTTTTCGTCACTTTGTGTAGCTTGTAAAATAGTCGTAACACTTGGTAACTTTTTGTCACCTATCTCGTAGTGTCGTTGATCATTAATCAAGGATCTAATCGACGGCGGGTAATTAAATCTTTTATTCCATTTCATTGTTTTAATTCAAAATCATATAATTTGTCTTTTATCGCTCTCCAATGCTTCACGCCTTTGTTTTTATTTAATAAAGGACTAACTCTTTCTATAATTCTAGCTTCGTAATTTTTTCTTTTAATATTATTTTTTAAAAAATTAAAAGATAAAACTTTAAGTCTACATTGGTTTTCATCTCTAACAAATTTTTTTATTTTTTCTAAAGATGTTCCTGGAAATTTACGTCTTAATTTTGTCTCTAGTTCTGTTAATTTACCAGTATTTTTAGGTTCATATGATGCGTAACGTTTTTGAAAATTTCTAGATTCTCCTACATATAAAATACCATGTTTGTTTTTTTGAAATAAATTGTTGATATCTTTAAACCAATAAACACTTCCTGGAATATTTTCAGTATATTTTTCTACAGGAACATACGTTCTTAATTTGTGTTCTTTATCTTGTAATTTTTTTAACTCAATTTCTTTTTCATGTAGAGCTGTTTTTTCTTTTTGTAATCTTATGACTTCTTTTCTTTTAGCTCTGTTAATTCTTCTAATTCTTTTTTTAAAAAAATCTTTTAAATTTTTACAATACTTAGGATTAACTCCATAATCCCAATAATCATCGCTATCATGATAGTGATTTGACAAGGTTTCTTCATCATCCACTTCATCCCACAACTCTTCTATTTCTTTCCAAAAAACATAAACACCCCTATAACCGTCTTTAGTTGTATCCTCTTCTAAGAGATATTTATGTACATTATCAAAACATTTGTGAATTTTTGTTTTGTGATATTTTAAATATAATTTTTCCAATAGATTATCTACCAAGTACCAAGGTATTGTTACTGAAACATGGTCTACGTTTGGTTCACGATAATAATAAGTATCTTTAAGATTTCTATATCTCGCTGCTTGGAGTAAATTATGTAGATGTTTAGATCTAACTAAGCCATTTTGTACACCAATAGATTCCATATTATCTATTTCACAAGTAGCGTTTGCTAATGGAATATCTACTTTGTAAGATAAATTATTTAACCTTTTAAGACGTTCAGAATCCTTAAGTCTTTCATCCGCTGCTTCATCAATGACTTCCCTAATTTGGTCTAAATCTTTTTGTACTCTTTCAAAACATCCGTCTATTTCTTCATTATAATGTTTTAATTCAAAACCATCTACTTCAAACGCTACTTCTCTAATTATATCACATTTTTTCATATTAATTATCTTTTATTGCATCCTCCTATTTGGTTGCACAAATTGCATTATGTTGGACCCCAAAATTTTTATCTCACCTTGTGATAGACAGTGGCTGCATTGTTTCACCTCCTGCAGGGATTTTCTTTTCGACTCCTGCATTTTTAAATAACCGTTGCCACGGCATTTGGGGCATATTACTTTTACCATAGTTCTCCTCTATATTTTTCAATACTTTTTTAATCTTTGATCTCACTAAATTGTGATCTAAATCAGCATAATGACAGACTGTGGCAAAATCTTGATTTGGTTTCGTCACATAAGATATTTCAGATGAATAAGATCCATCAAAAAATCTTTTATATCTACATCTTGTTATCTGGTCTTTGATAGCGTCTTCAATTGCTACCACTAATACACTTCTCCATAGATGTTTACATGGATCATGTATCTTATTTCCAATGACATCAACTGTCCTTAGACCTTGAAATTTTCCCATTTAGCTTCCTTACTTTCTCGTTTATTATAATATCTAAAGCTTTTGCCCTTGATACTCTTGTTAGCGGCACAATAACTTTACAAATCTTGTCTAACTTCTCACAAGAGTCGTGCGATAACGCCACTGATTTATATTTACTTATGTCAGTCATTAATGTAAACTCCTTTAATTACTTTATTATTTAATAATATAGGATTTTTATATTTTTTTACAAGGTTGTCAATGAAATTTTTTTTAACAGTTTATATTTGTTCACAGGTAGCTCAAACTTGTATGATCCCACCTGGATATCCAAAGATAATTAATGACTATTATACTTGCGTAAAACAAGGTTTATTGGAATCTCACGACGTGTTATTTGAAAGAGATTATTTTACGTCGGAGGCTATAGTAGCTAGTAGATTATACCCTCAGTTTAAGTGTGAGAAGTATGTTATACCTCCTAAGAAACCTGGCACTGGCGTTTAGTTTTCTTTTTATTAAATTGTAATATCTCTGCAAATTTTCTAACTGCTTTATACCATTGATCCCTGATGCCTGGATCCTTAGTCTTGTTATATTGTATAGCCAGTTCGTCTATTTCTCTCTGTGTCACTAATCTTTACTTTTTTTCAAAGACGCTGGCGACATACCAAACATAAAAAACCCATCTTTATCTTGATACATTTTTTTAAAACCTAATTTTTTTAATTTTTTAGGCACTTTTACTTTTTTCTTTTTGTTCATGACTTTCTCCTTTTATATAATCTTTAGCTTTATTAATCACTTGTTTAGCTTCTGATTTGTTTAAATTATGCACTGATTGAATAGCTTGAATGTTGTGTGCATCAACAGGATAATTATGCTCATAATAACCGTTTAAAATACTTGCTATTGCAAAAGATATATTTTTATCTTTATCAAAAGAATATATCCAATGTTTTTTATTATTATTCATAACTTTCTCCTTTTGTATTAATATAGGATTAATTAGGAGATTTGTCAATACCTATTGTGGACGACCTTGACGGTTATATTTTTTATGTGATCTTTTCGCGTGTTTATTTAGTTTTTTTGAGTGACGTCGTGGTCTTTTACGAGGCTTTGGTCTGGGTGTAAAATTTGTAAATTTACGTTTTGCCATGTTCTTTTAAAAAATTCTTTTCTTCATCAGACAGCTGCAGGTATCTAATTCTGCCATTTATATATTGTTTAGTATCCGATCCACAATTAGTACATCTATAAAAATCTGAAACAACTGCAACTAAAATAGTTTCTTCTTTACACTCTTCACATGTCCCTTGAACAGTGTCTATGTTATTAAATAATTTTATAATTTTCATACAAGATCCACAGCTCTACCAATAATTGGTTTGTATTTTGTTTTTTTATTTTCTTTGTAAGCTCTCATGTACTGTGCTCTTGGATTAAACTCTACATAAGATGCATGAATCCATCCGCTGTTAGGCTCACCTGGAGTGTAGAATTCAAGGATTAGCTGATCTGTTGTACAGTTCATCTTGATCCAATCAGCAACTTCAGCGTTGTCTACGCCAACACATTCGAAGTCTGCGGCCTCGGCCTTGGCATGCTGTGAATTTACAGAACTACCTATTGCTGCACACAACTCAGGGGAGCGGTATCCACTCGTCACCTTGACCCTGCCAAAGTGATCACGTACTGGCTGCAAAATATTTTCACACAATGCTTTTAGTTTTTCTATTTGATCTGCATTTGGATTGTTATCTATATCCAAACGTATAGCAGTGTCTGATTTAGTAAGCTCTAATAAGCTAAAATTTCGTGAAAGATTCATTTTTTATTTTTTTTCTATTATACACTTTTTTACTATTTTTTCTACGTTGATAAAACCTTGCATCTCTTAATTTTTGTGCAAATTCATTTAAACGTTTAAGATTATTGAATAATGATTTTTCTGATGTGTTTTTCACCTAAATATAACTCCGTCTCTGCTTTACCTCTCCAGCATTTATAAGACACTGACTCACTATATTGTCTCTCCGCGTGGCGCTTGCCGCGAAGACATGCAGCCATAGATTCTTGAATACGATGCTCCTTGATCTCTCCGTTTACAAACATAAGTAGGGCTATCACAGACTCGATCATTGTGGGCTCCCGTTTGTATATTTCATTTCACGATTTGCATCTTTTAATTTTTCAATATCAATCAATACCTTGTCCATTTGTTTACGTAAAAATTCTATGTTGACTTTGTTTAGTGCCATAGATTCTATGTGTGCGTTAAGTTTATCTGTAGTTTTATAAAGATCTTCAATCATCATGAACTGCTCAGAATCTGCGGGCAGTGATCCTAATTGTCCACGTGGCCATTTAATTCTAAACTCTGTATTCTCTTCAAGATCTTTCTCCATTATCTGTATACGAGTGTCTGCAACATTCAAACGTTCTATGATTTGAAAGTAACCCATGGTGCCGAGTGCCACGATGATGATCAAAGAGGCAACCGTTTTCATAGGCATTTGGACAGCTGCCTCTTCAGATATGTTGAGTGGTTTTTTAGACATAAATTATTTTGTGAATAACCACTTTACGAATTTTCTCCAGGGCCAACAAATTATGTCCCAAATTTTGCAACAAATTTTTTTACATTTATCAATCATTTTTTTTCTCCTCTATTTCATAAAACATATTATCGGTGTCTTCTGTCACCCAATCTTTTCCTTCAACATCCCAATAGGTTGTTTGCACTTTATAATCTGGCCATGAATTATCTGTCGTATAATTATTAACATGCCAAATTATTCTATTGTTTGGTTGAGCTGCATAATTACCGTTATCTAACGCTATTATGTGTGCACACTTGTGCTCTTGCGGAATTTCAGAATGTTCCGTGTTTAGTATATTAGTCTCTGGATGCGCCCAGTCAATAGTAAAAAGATATTGTCCTCCGTAGAATTTTTTATCTTTTCCTCTAAATTTTCCGTCTATACCAGCCAAGAAATCAAAGCAATGAACACTAGGCCAATAGCTGAAACAGTTCCACAACTGAAGCTGGTCAACTGACATATCTTGCACTTCGGATCTAGAAAAACGTTTTTGGAAAAACGCTGAGATAGGCAGACGCCAAAAGCACGCACCGTTGGGTAACATGATATTAAAAAGGAGCGCACGTCCTGAGATCGAAGTAACCCCAAAGACCACGCAGTCTTCAGAATCTTTAGAATAGTTTTTGTCCAAATCATACAGATACTCCTTCCTTACTTTGCAATAGATAGGTGGTATGTTTGCGTTTAAATAAGCCATAAATCCTCATTTTATTTCACCCCAGCTAGGTCCTGATTCATAATCAACTTTATTAGGAACCTCCAAATCTACTGCATGTTCCATAATGTCTTTTATTTTATCAGCATGTGAATCTGATTCAATAGAAAAATCTAACTCATCATGTACCTGAACGTGGGCTAAAATATTTTCTTTGTGCAATTCAACCATAGCTTTTTTGGTCATGTCTGCTGCACTTCCTTGGATTAATTTATTCAAAGCTTTATATGTAAAAGCTCTTCTTGTATCGTTATTGTGCCAATAATTTTTTTTACCTGTATCTTTTCCTTCTGAGTCTAAAATAGTTGGACCCATTTTTTGTAGTTCTAACATTCTCTCATGATCTTCTGCAGGTACAAATGTACCCCAATCAGAACCTTTTAATATAGGTTCATATTTAGGAAAGCGGCAACGTCTATCCAATAAAGTTTTTACTTGTCCTTTATCTTGTGCCTTTTTCATAGACTTATTCATTAGTTGTTTTACAAACGGAACTTTTGCATGGTATTTAGAAAATAATTCTTCTGCTTTTTCTTTTGTTACACCAAGCTCTGCCTGTAGTTTAGCTTTACCCATACCATAAAATAATCCTAAATTAATTACTTTCGCTTGCGATCTTGGTATGTCTGCCATCTCTGCAACTATTTTGTGAAAGTCTGTTGAAGGGTCATTGTCGTAAGAATCTGCAATTGTATTTACAGAATTTAATTCAAATTTTAATGCATAGTGTGCTACAAGCCTTGGTTCCTGTTGCGAGTAATCAAAGCAACCCCACTTGCAGTTTTTATCTGGAATAAATAATGATCGAATCATGGGGCCTGTTACTGGATCCCTGGCAGGTATCTGCTGCAAGTTTGGATTTGAATAACTAAATCTTCCTGTAACTGTTCCTCCATCATCAGATCTAATTTGATTTATATCTGCATGTATTCTTCCACAATATTCATGTTCTAAGATAGTATCTATAAAAGTAGTTCTGACCTTGTTTATTTTTCTAGCTTCTGCTATTAATTGAACTGTTGGATTTTCGTGATTAGTAATAAAATTTTTTGTAAATGATGGTGAATCTGTTTTTTCAGTTCTGGAGTATTCTAAACCAAGGTTGTCAAAAACTTTGGCAATTGATCTTGCTGCCCATATTTGAACGTCTATGTTACTTTCTCTTTTTATTTTGCTCAGTAACATTTCTTCTTGTAATTGTAACCTTCGTTTCAATTCGTGGGCTTTGCTCACGTCCACTTTCACTCCAAGAAATCTCATGTCAACAAGACAAGGAAACAAATTAGTTTCCAAATCAAATATTTTTTGTAAATTTTCTTCTTGAATTATTTTTTTAAATAATTGCCAAAGTTGTAATGTTAACTGTGCATCTTTTTCTGCATACTCTCCAACCTCCATAGCAGGTAACTTCCACATATCTGCTTTTGGATCAAGTCCTCTGGATTTTGCAGCTTCAATTAATCTAGATTCATTTTTACCTTGTTTTAAATAGTGCCATGACAAAGTATTTAAAGTATATGAGTATCTATTTTCATCAATTAAAGATGCAGCAATCATAGTATCTTTTATTAAACCGTTGATTTTTATACCTAATTTACGTATCCAACATACATCATACATAGCGTTGTGAAATATTTTTACTGAAGGTAATGCACAAATATTTGTAAACCATTCAATAACTTTTTTTCTATCCATGTTAGGCCCTTGTCCATGTGCTATTGGATAATAACCTTTCCAAGTTCCTGCAGCCACGGCTATACCAACTATTTCACCATTACCTATAACAGACCCTGATCCTTTTTTCTTAAGATCTGGATCTCTTGTTTCTAAGTCAATTGCTATCTCATCGTATTTACTTAAATCTGGAAATTCTTTTGGCGGTAGCCATTCTGTTTGTGGTAATATCATTAGTAACTAACCCAAATCACCCAAGTTACAGCAAGTATAAACATTATTAAAAGCGTGTGATTACCTAAATTCCAATAACTACTACTCACTGTTTTATTTTTTGGGTCTATAAATTTTTCTTTAAAACTTTTACTCATTCTAAATCATCAAACCTTTTAGGTTTAATATCCCCTTTCATTATTTTTTTGATAATAAAAAATGCAATGATTGCAGCTATCGTTAATGCTGTAACACTTATCAATAACATTCCAAAACCATCTGCAGCTGTCATTTTTTGTCTTTCAATTTTTTTATTTCTAAATCACAATAATGTTTAATTTTCTCTAGATCCTCTATACCATTTTTGTGTAAATATCTACAAACATATTTCACAACGTTGCCCTGGAAGAATGATAAATCATTCTTTGAAATAAATTCATACGGCTGTATTTTAAATTTTTTATAATGTGATCCTCCAACTTGTCTATCTTGTGGAAACACATCGTTAAATATATCTTTAGTTGTCAAGTTTATACCCCTTTCTTTTTATTCTTGCTTTTAATTTATATAAATTATTTCTGGCACGGGTTACACCCACATACCAAACTTTATGTTCTTCATCTTGTTTGTCTTCACTTTTTTTAATTGCTCGTATTATTTTATCGCCCATGTCTAAACAAAGAATAACATTATCTTCTTCTCCACCTTTTGCTGCATGTATAGTTGATAGCCATATCCTCGCAGGTTTTTCTAAATCTTCTCCTGATTCTAGGAGCCCAAGTAAATAATCTTTGTCTTCTTGTTCTACATTTTGAAAAGAATCATACCAATCTTTTTTAATATCCACTTTGATTCCAGAATATTCTTCTACTTCTTTCATATCCTTCTCTTCTAATTTGTATCCTTTTTGTAATAGATTATAATTTTTAATAGCTTTAAATAATCTTTTCTTAATACTTTTTCCCCTATTACTTTCAAAATACAAGTTATTCTTTTTTAAATAATCCTCTATTTTTAATAGTCTAGAGACAGTTCTAGTTAATATTAACCATTTTCCTTTGGATAAGTCAATTTGATCTAAGTTTGCAATCTCTTCGCATATACCATCAAAATCCCTTGAATAATATTTTTTAATTTTTCTAGGTCCTACGATATTCTCTATACATAATTGAGATTGTTCTTGCACTGCCCTGGATATTCTTTTTGAATATATTAATACTTTCTCTTTCGCAGGTTCATTTATAAATCTATTTACATCAGCCCCTGCCCAGGCGAATATAGCTTGGTCATCATCTCCTGCAAGGTAAATGTCTTTACTTTTTTGTTTTAAAATATCGTACAATTTCCACTGCAGTGGAGATAAATCCTGTGCCTCATCTATAAATACCACATCAAATTCAGGTATCTTATTTTGCTTTTTTATTAAAAGTTCAATCATGTCATTGAAGTCCATCATTTTTTTCTTATCTTTATATTCCAGATAATTAGAATAAATGTGTTCTAACATAGTCCAGTCCTCAACTTCTTTTGAGTTATGTTCTCCTCTGTCAAACTCTTCTCTTATATCAACACACCTGTTTATAGATCTATGTATTAATTGAAAATATGGATTATCGCAGGTCAGAAAATGTGTTTCCTCTTTGTTGTACCTATCATAATAGTTAACTTTAACATTTAAATCTTTTCCAAATTTTTCATAGTGATAAGGCTGCATTATATCCTCTTCTTTTAAATCTAATAAATTAAATGCAAAAGAATGTAACGTTTGAAAATACAAAAGTTTGTTATCATCTGCTGGCATTCTTTTTCTAGCTTCTTCTGCAGCTTTTCTTGTGAAAGCAAAGTATCCTATTTTGTTTAAGGGTGTTTTAATTTTAACATAAGCTTTAGCTCTACTTATTAATTTGTGAGTTTTACCTGTCCCTGGAGGACCAAAATATTTGTATATCATATAATCTCATCTTCATCCTCGAAGTCTATTATCTCTTTAATATTTTTTCTTTCTTCAAATATATAAAGAGGTATTCTTAAAACTTTGATTGGAGGAAAATATTCTCCGTTTGAATTCTTTCCTGGAAACCTTTTTGGTTTATTAAATAAAGCTTTTTGATCTTTGCTTTCACTTTTAAATAATTCTTTTATCATGTATGATGTTCTTTGTGGATCTATTTTCCATTCTCTAGTTTTTAGTTCAGCATAAAATTCATCATAAACAAACCATGCATATTGATCGTCTGTCAGTGGTTTACCACTTTCAAAAGATTTATATGTAGTTGCTTTTGGCCCATAGATATATTTTTCCAAATGTTTCTTTAACATATCTGTAGGGCTTGTCCCCGCTGCAGGCTCTATTGTTTCAACCTTTTCTTTATCAAATAACATCTTCATGATTTCTATAAAATCATTTCCTTTTATATTTGGTGGAACAATAAAAGCTTGTTCCATTAATAATGCTCTCAATGCTTTTTGACTTTCTAACTTGTAAACATCTTTTGCGTGAACCTGAATAGTTTCCCCATCATCTCTCTCAACTGTAAAATTCCACTCTGGTGTAGGTTTGTAATTTATTTTTTGTAAAGCATATATCCTAGGCCAAGATGGTTTATCATCTGATAAAACACCAAACTTTCTTTTTAAACACACAGGTTTCACACAAACTGGAGATAACAATTCACCGTTACATTGATAACCTTTTGTTTCTTTTTCCCAACTTTTTATTTTAGACTTCACATGATCATCTGTCCATTTTGAGTCAAACTTAAAATAATTTCTTGCAGCTTCAACTATCTTATCTTTCCAGGTATCTGGATATTTCTTCTTTGCAAAAACCATGTAGTTATATAAAAATCTATCTCTATTATCTGTCATTATTTCTTTTGTTAATACACCCAAACAAGGTGGACCATCTACAAACTCTTCTCCACTTCCTTTTAGTTCATCTGATATTATTTTCTCCTGTATATCTTTTAATTGTTTTTTACTTACAGCATTTAATTCAACACATTTTAAAAATAAATCTAAAGACATTTCTGTTCCGTCAGGTGAAAGTGCTTTTCTTTCATCTCCGTTGTAAGGTAAGTTAATAAAATTTCCGTTTGTTTTGTTACCTTCTTCGTCGGAAGATCTTAGATTTGTTTGTTTTGGAAATATTTCTGTTTTAATTGACAACTTAAATACATAAAGCATTTGTTCTAAGAACTGTCTTATTTCAATCGCTTTTACAAATTCAGCTGTGAAGACATATAAATGAAGTCCTCCGCTTTTTGACAATATAGGTATGATTGGTAAATTTTTTTCTTGAATTGTTTTTAAATAAAATTCTCTATCAATTGGATATTTATCTACATCTATTGCACCAAAACGTGCTAGTCCATCATCAGTGCATGGTTGAATACCAATTGACTTATTTCCTTTTAAATGCTGCTCGTAGTCTTCATCTGTTACTCTTATTGAAGACCATTCATGTTTAAATTTTTTCTTTCCTGTCTCTGGATCTACATAACCTTGATCTGTTTTACAGACACCATAATTACGTGTTAGACCTGTAAAATATTTTATAAACTCTTTCATGCTTACCCAATTCTAAGGGCGCATCTAGTCTCCCGTCAGCGCCCTTTTGTACAACTTCCCTTGGGAAATTAGATAATATCTTCCTTATTACCTGATTCAACCTTTTCATACTTAGGTTGTGCCGCACCTTTAAAAGCCTCTTCTTGAAGCTTTTTAGCTGTCTCATAAACATTTATTTCAAAATCATCAGATAAATCTAACATTTTGACTTTCGATGGTTTATAGACATGCCAGTTCTTGTCTCCCCAACTTTTACCTGCTGTTTTGAGATTGAACACTGCAGAGTATGCTGCAGGTCTGAAAGAACCTTTGTCGTCATGAGCTCTTAAGTTTTGAATTAAATTATTTAATTCTCTACCTGGAGTCAAATTTGACGATCTCATAGGTATTACAGCTTTTCTGATCTCACTGTCGACCAATGCAAGTACATAGAAGTACATGGTTTTTTCTACATAATTACCATTTGATAATCTGTACTTACCGTTTTTTTCTTCTACTGAGTCTGCTGGTGGTTCCATGTGGGTGCCCACTGGAGCTAAAGCGCTGTCCCCTCGTTCTTGCCACTCTGGATATCTAGTCTGAGAATGACAAACGACTACATTGAGTCCTTTATCGCCATCAATTAAAGATCCAAAGCTGCTAGAATATATCATACCTGGTTTAGCACCAGTGACATATTTAGCGCTTCTATCGTTACATTCTGGAGAAAGTTGATGAAGAATTTTTAAAATCGGAGTCGAAGTATCGCTCGCTTTAATTTCTTCTGTGCCTTTGCCAGAATCAGCTCTTAAGTTTAAGGGTGATAGTGCACCTGCACTATTCTTTTTTACCATTTGAGTATTATTTGACATAATATTTACCTCTTATTGTTTAACGTTTATTTTTAATTTTCGTCTGATTTCCATCAAACGTCCAAAAAAGATCTTCAGGAACATCGTTTCCTTTGTTCTTCCAATCTTCCATGGTTACTTTTAGGGTCGAAGGATGAACTGCTTCTTTTTGAGAAGGTTCATACCCTTGACCCTTTGCAAGGGTGACATAAGCCACTGCCTTGTTTTCTTCGCCCTGACCAAAGTTAACTGTGATTTCATTTTTCACAATATCACCTAAGCCATTGTTTCGAAGCCATTGTATCGCCTCTGCCTTTTTATCAGCTTTTATTGTAGCACTATACACTTTTTTAATAGATAGTTCAGAACCATCTTTTAATTTTACTGTACTTAAATTTAACTTATTCATTATCTCAGGAATAGTAAAATTATTTATATATTTTTCCTGTTCCTTTAATTCTTTTAGTTTAGACTCTGCCTCGGATACTTGAGCTCCAATGCTTTTTAATTTTTCAATCGCTTCAGATAATTCTGAAGGGTCAATTGCATTCACCTGATCAGGTGCATCTTCTCTTAAGTTTATCATATATTTACCTCTTTCAATTTAACTTTCATACCTGGATATATATTAACGACTCAGTATTTTGTCAATACTAATTTTGAAAAAGATTTATCTCTATAGGAAAATAAGACGCTTGTCTCCTGTCCCATTTCAATAATTTATATTTTCCGTTAGTAATATCACTTGCAACAGAGCATACTACTCCTATTAGAGCAGGATCTCCATATAGCAGCAGATAATCATCTGATGTAAATTCTTTTAAACTATTTCTTATCTCTCTAATTAAAGGCCCTGGTGAAAACTGCATTTGTTTCAACCTAGAAAACATTACCTTAATTTCGCCATATTTTATTGCAGGGGACAAATCAAACCTAGGTTGTCCAACCTTTTCGGGATCTTCGTGTTCTTTAATTAAAGGAAGATCTTGAACTAAATAAACTTTTGCCATTGACTTTTTACCTTTCTCTTCATATATAAGACGTAAGAAAGAAAAGTAAAGATATATTTTATGATAAATTATAAATTTAAAACACAGCCATATAAACATCAATTAGATGCATTAGAAACTTCATGGGACAAAGAAAACTTTGCCTATTTTATGGAGATGGGAACTGGTAAATCAAAAGTTCTATTAGACAATGCAGCTATGCTATACGATAAAGGTTTAATAAACGGACTTATAATTATTGCACCAAAAGGTGTTTATAAAAATTGGTATGACTCTGAGATACCAACACATCTTCCTGATCACATATTTAAAAAAGTGGTTCTTTGGAAAACGTCCGATAAATCTTTAAAACAAAAAAGTATACTACGTACTTTGTTTGAGACAGGTACAGAATTTCATATTTTAATTATGAACGTAGAGGCTTTTTCATCTGCAGATGGACCTATGTTCGCTAAAAAATTTTTATCTTCTCACAATGCTATGATAGCTATTGATGAGTCTACAACTATAAAAACACCAACTACAAAAAGAACTAAAAATATTATAGCGCTGAGAGAACTAGCTAAATACAGGAGGATCTTAACAGGTTCTCCTGTAACTAAATCACCATTAGATTTATTTAGTCAATGTGAGTTCCTTGATCCTTGGCTCCTAGGGCATTCTTCATATTGGACATTCAAAGCTCGTTATGCTGTTACTAGAAAAATACAGGCTCATGGTAGGCAAGTTGAAATTGTTGTGGGTTATAGAAACCTTGGAGAGTTATCTGAAAAGATACAGCCATTTTCAAAAAGAGTTTTAAAAGATGACTGCTTAGATTTACCAGAAAAAACATTTTTAAAACATATTGTTGAATTAACAAAAGACCAAAAGAAAGTTTATAAACAAATGAAAGAAGAAGCTATTGCTTTTCTTGATGGTAAAGTTCTTTCTTCTGCAACCGTGATGACCCAGTTAATGAGACTTCATCAAATTACGTGTGGACATTTTACAGCTGATGATGGTGTTATAAAAAATTTACCATGTAATAGAGTTACAGAGCTTATGGACATATTAGATAACGTACACAACAAGGCTGTTATCTGGTCACATTACACGCATGATGTAAAAAGAATTATTGAAGAGATAAAAAATAAATACGGTGAAGATTCTGTTGTAGACTATTTTGGTGAAACTGATCAAGATCAAAGGTCAATTAATATAAAGAAATTTCAAAACGATGACAAGTGTAGATTTTTTGTAGGAACCACACATACTGGCGGGTATGGTATCACATTGACTGCAGCTAGTACAATGATTTATTTTTCAAATGGCTATGATTTAGAGAAAAGACAACAATCAGAAGCACGTATTGACCGTATTGGACAAACAAAACCCATGACTTACATTGATATTATTTCAGAAAATACTGTTGATGATAGAATTGTAAAAGCTCTTCGTAGTAAAGTTAATATTGCTAATGAAATTATGGGTGAAGATTTGAAAGCTTGGATTTAAAAAAATCCTTTATCAAAAACTTTTTCTAACAGCAGAAGTGATACCGCCCCAACAGTACCCAATAACACCCAATAGATCTTGTCTATCTTACCACCCAAATCGTGTATACCATCATGCATGTGTTGAACATCTTTTTTTAATCCTGTTATATAACCATATATAGAAAGCAAATGCTCTCTTGTTGTTTTGGGTTTTAATTTATCTCCGTTGGGCATTATTTCTTTTTAACTCCTTTAATTTTTTTCTTGTTTAAAGATGCATAGAAAACTTTTGCTCCACGTTTTGCACCATACTGTCTTTGCATGGAGTTCATTATTTTTTTACCTTTTTTATTTAGTGGCATTACGATATTCCTCTATTTCTTAATCTTATCAACTGTTCTTCTGGTGATAATAATGCTTGTTCAATCGGTGTCAATCCTGAACTTGTTGCACCTCCTTGCGGTATCAAAGCTGCTTGAACAGCCTGAGTGCTAGGCATAGGTGTTTGTGGTAAAGGTGGTGTTTGTATTTCGTTTTCTAAATAATTTTCTATATTTAAATTCCAAGACTCACCTAATCCTATGTTTTTAA